GTAGCTAGACACTTCGAGCAATCGGAGGTGAGTCGAATGACTCGTGATATGTCTTACGCATCAGAAGCTTTGTTTGTGATAGTCACTCATGCCGAGCCCAGGCTCCAAACATTGAAAACCTGGTACTTCGAACTCCTGAAGACCATCGACAAGTGGAGTAGAGCGGAAGGGAATCAAGGCGTGAAGCGGGCGAAGGAAATACTGCACCGGGGTTGGCTCTCAATCTTAGGAGAGAGGGCTCCAGCCTTGCCGTTTGTTTCAAGCGACAAAACCGGGCTCCCGACGCTCGTTGCCCCTTTGGTGAAAACCGTAAGGCCATTAGCCAAAGATGGAAGGTTGATGTCTGCTGTGTATTCCTTGATAAGAGTTACCGACCTTTGGTTGGGAGAACCAGACAAGGCCAGCATCGACGCGGCCCTTCAGACCATTTCTAGTCCGAAGCTGCCACTAAGTGCAGGTAAGGTGCTGAAGGAATATGATATGTTTCTGGATGCACTCTTAACAACGCCGGCTTATGACAGTTACCCATTAGTACGAGGAATCCGAGCGAGTCTTCGCATAGTTCAATCTATGAACGAAGCAGAGTTCCATTTCTTAAGTACGAAGGCAGGCCCGAATGGCAGTCTCATTGAGAATGCACATTTGGATATAGTAACATTAAGGAGGAGTGATACAAGTTCTGGAAAAAGCTTGTTGGACGCCATTATAAGGCTTCAGGATGAGACGACCGCCGCTTCTGAAAGTGGTTGGAAGAGCTCAGTGGGGCTGAATGGTTTTACCGATGAGCAGCTACTTGCTGGATTGGGCAGGAGGCCCTTAGCCAAATGTCCAGGCAAGCTGGGTCTTAAACCTGAAAAGTCCGGAAAGGTCAGAGTCGTGGCAATGCCTGACTATTATAGTCAGTATTCGCTGAGACCCCTAGGCGATTGGTTGTTTAACATACTACGTATGTTGGACGAAGATTGTACCTATGACCAGAAGAAGGCCATACCTAAAATCCAAGCTTGGCAGGGAGAGAAGAAGACTGTTTACAGCTTCGATCAATCTGCGTGTACGGATTTGTTCCCGTTAGAAATGCAGCTAATCATGCTACGTAAGAGGTTCGAAAGGACCAGTCTTGCGGAGGCAGTGCGGACTGTATTAGTCGACCGCGAGTGGGAGATCACCTACCCGAAAAGCCGAGTAAGTAGAAAACTGAAATGGTCGGTCGGACAACCGCTTGGTATGTATGCTTCCTGGCCCCTCATGGCCGTTACACACCATCTGTTGGTTCAATTCGCATACTGGAGGACTTTAGGAGATAAACGATCCTATCGTCCTTTCAAGAACTACTGCATCTGTGGTGATGATGTGGTAATTGCCTCAGTGTCTGTGGCTGAGTCTTACCGTAAAATAGTAGGACTCCTTGGCATGAAGATAAATCTGATTAAAAGCCATGTATCTGGTGGCCACACCGGAGTTACCCCCGTATCAGAGTTTGCTAAGATAACGGTTTGGAAT